TTGAAGGTTGGTGTAACTGCTTCTGTTTCTTCTGCTGGTACTTCCCAAGGAGATGCTACTGCACTCACAGAAACTTTCAACGCAATTACTACTGTTGGCTCTTCTTCTCAGGGTGTAAAACTTCCTGCTGCTGCAGCTGGACTTACTATTGTTGTTGCTAACACAACTTCAACCGATTGTAAATTGTATCCGAATACATCTGATACGATCAATGGCGGAAGTTCTAACGTTGCGGTAACTTTGCCCGCACATACAACATTTACTTTGACATGCAAAGATACTACAGATTGGATCAGACATCGTGGACTCGCTGTGTTCAACTCTAGTGGTACATTGATTAACTAAGGAGTTTATAGATGGCTGGCCCAATAACACTAAAAGCAGGTTCATATCCAGCTGCCGCAGATGGTTTGCAAGGATTTCGTGAGCTTACTAATACCGAAATTGCAAACCAAATTGCTGGTGTTATTACATCAAAGTTTGCAACTGATACTGATGGAACTGGTACTGCCGAACTCGTAGTAACTACTGGAAGTCTTTCTGCTGGAGTTACTAACATTGGTTCTTTCTCGGATAGAGTGAGACAGGAATCGGTTGGAGCTCATCCAGCAAGTGGCGCTATTAGCACTACTACAAACACTTTCGGTCAGGTGAATACTGTTTTATCAGAAAATCCTACCAGACCTTTGAGATGGAATGGGTCTGGAGTAGAAGAAAGTAGTGATGGAGAAATTGACACAGAAATTTTAGATATTGTTATTAATGCGATGGTATCAGAAGATGCTAATACTGTAGGTCAGTATAAAATTGACACATCTTCTCCGGCTGGAGGAACGTGGACTGCTAGATATACTATCACTGATACTCAGACAGATGGCACAACTGTCTCATATTATTTGTGGCAAAAAACTGGTGTTACCACTAATGCTGGTACTGATAGTAATCTCCTGTTAAAATCTGATGACTTTGGTAATGTCACAGAAATGTCAGTTGCTGATGTAGAAACGCTGGATAATAGTTTTAGAAACAGAATTATCTCTTCTGGTGTAGGAACATATCTTGTTCAGACTGGTTCGCCCACAGACCCAGGCACATGGGTTCAAATGGGTGGAACAATGACAGACAACCTCAAAGATATTACAAATGTAAATTATGCGGGTGGTTATACTGGTACATATACTGGTTACTATGACAGATTCTTCTCTGGATATTTAAACGGGTCTTATGCTGGTAGTTATTCTGGTACATATACTGGTTACTATGCTGGTGCTACGATTCAGTCTTCATCTTCTACACAAGAAACAAAACAACTTTTCTTGAGAACCGCTTAATCAATTGACATATATAATAGTGAGTGTTGTGGTGACACTCACTATTTTTTTACATTATGAGGAATATTATGTCAGACCTCCCCAAGTACAAAAATCCTAGATGGGTCGATAAAGAAACTCGCCGAGTATGGTGTGAAATTCTTGTCGGAGAAAGATATCATCAATGTAATATTAATGCTGGCAACCCAGAAGAGGGTCTTGTCAATAAAGATTTTGATAATATCATGGAAGAGTTTGGTGAAGAAGTTCTTGATGAGAATACCAAACTTTATGAAGAAAATTTAGATGAAGATCGAAAGAAGGCTGAAGAAGCTAGAGAAGTTCACATCAATCGGATCAAACAAGAAACTCTCTTTGAGATGAAACTTGAAGCATTTGAGATTGATCTAATCAAAGAATCTCCCAACAAAGAATTAAAAAAACTTCTTAGAAAAGCTAAAACCGTTGTTGAGGTTCAGGCTTACGCAACACTTTTATTACAAGAAGCTATCTCTAATTCTGAATGAACGGATATCTATACGTTGCAACGGTGAGAAAAGAATATTATCTCGCCGCCAAAGAGTCAGCTCTTTCGCTCCTCGACTTTAATCCAGAAGCAAGAATAACTTTATTCGCACTAGAAGAATGGATTGAAGAAGAAGACCACGAAATCTTTGATCATATTATAACTGACATCCCCAATCATGTTAGAACAAAGTTGTGGGCTTTGTCAAGAACTCCATATGATATCACCATGTATATTGATTGTGATACTTACATTCAACATGAAGATATCAAAGATGTCTTTGGTTTTATAGGCAACAACGATATTATCTTTACCAAAAATCGTCCATACAATGCTAAAATAACAAAACTAAATGATACGGAAGAAATGGTTTATCACTGTGGTGTTTTTGTTTATAAAAAGAACGCAAAAACAGTTGACCTCATGGATGATTGGTATGAGTATTATTGCGAACAAATAAAACCATCTTATGATCCTAGTCCATACACGCACATGGTGAAACCTTGGGATACCTTTACTATGTGGTATCTACTAAATAAAACAGACCACAAAGATAAAATAAAAGTTGGTGAGTTCCCAGAACCAGATGCCAGATGGAACTTTTGTATGGGTCAAAGACCAGAAGAACTTGTGGGACAAGATGTTGTTATCACTCATTATACATTGGGAAGAGTAACTTTAAATGCAAACCATAACCATCAATCAAGAATTAAATAAGATTCTTGAAGACTACATTGTTTGGTTCAACAAAAAAAACTTTGATCTATCTTTTGATGAGAGACGGATTGGAGACAATGATATGGAATATTATTGCTCTCAAGAATATCTTAATGAAGTTATGTCAAAGGGAAACAAACATAAAGGCCCGCCAGAGTTTGCTAAGGTATGTGACTTTCACCTAACTGCAAAGGTTCCAAAAGAAGCCAGAGAAAAATCTTTAGACTTCAGCAAAAATCTATCAGCATATCTTGGTGCAAAGTTTACCGCAGTCCACGTTTATTATCCCGTAGGTGGATTTATGTCTTGGCACAATAACTGGGATTGTCCAGGCTATAACATACTTCTGTCTCATAGTGACGGGGGTGGATTTTTTAAACACCTAGAAGATGGTAAAATAAAAACGATCAATGACCAGCCTGGTTGGTCTGCAAAGGTTGGATATTATGGTGGTAAAGAGGAAGAACCCTATTGGCACTGTGCTGGATCAAATAGTCCAAGACAAACAATAGGGTTTGTTATTCCCGACAAAACTATGTGGGAAATGATGGTAGAGGACATCGAGGGTTAAAAGAAACCCTCTCTCTGCCCGATGATCATGTAACGATCATATTCTTTCTTTCCTTCCCAAGAGAAGTATGTCTGTTGTTTTGTTCCTTCGTATCCAGTTTCGGATATTCCCATCTGTTCTTTCAGCTCTTCAATTGATCCGACACAGTTGATACCGTACATTTCTTCTACCACATTTGAATTCTGTACTGCATAAACCGCTTGTGCATTTTTTCCATTGAGTTCTTGCAGAGGATACATCTGTTCAGTATGAATACAAATTACCACATCAACTTCAATCTTGTTTAAGTTTTCAAATTCAAATGGTACATCAAGATTCCAGTGACGGATGTTGACAAATTTTTCTTGGGCGTAGTGTTTATGAAAAATTTTTGACAGTTCGATTGACTCTTCATCCAAGTCAACCATGTGAATCTGTGATACGTCTAGATTTTCACAGAGAAGAGGAACCATAGGAATCCCCAACCAAGAGTTTAGAATTAGAATTCTTAGGTTGCCAGTTTTTGTGTAATACTCCTCAAGATATTTTTTTAGTTCTTCTACACACCAGACACTAGCTTCCATATTATTTTCCGACAAAGATTGTCTGAAGTCTGCCAGTTTATGTGGCATTTTCTTTTCGATAATATGTAGAGCTTCGCCCCAGTTTTTATAGTTGTTGATAAAATTAGAATTTAACATCTTCACTTTTTCCCATTGAGTCAAATATACAAATATATGGTAGTTCTCTGTATGTATGTCTTTCTATGTCATGCGGAAAAACATATCCCTGATTAAAACTGTACACCCATCCTAGTGGAAACATTTTTGTTTTTACCACCCTTCTGTTGTAGAAGAAGTTGTCAAGGCCTCGATAGTACCACAGTATTTGTTTCTTATACTTGTTAAAATATTCGATCAGTTCTCTAGTATTTAGACTGTCATTCCAGCGCAACACAGATGAGTTCAAGTCAGTGTACTTGTGTGGAATGTGTCTAGTGTCCCTGTACTGTGTTTCTAGATCGTGCCACCATGTTTTTACAAAACACAGACAATCTTCTGGATCATAGTTTACAATATCATCGATGTTCTTTTGGATGATTACGTCCAAGTCAAAGAACATCTTTTCGCCTTTTTGTGTAACAATAGTATCATCAAACAGATACATCTTATTCCACCACTTTTCTAGTTTGTTTCCGCCTGGAAATGACAATACTTTTATAGCGGGGTCTAGGTCTTTTGAATCTTCTGTTAGACAATAGAAGTCAAAGTCGCAACTTATATGTTGCTTACAACTCTCATAGAGTTGATTTACATGAGAAGCAATATATTTGTTGCCCCATTTAACAGTGTAAATATTCATTCACCAGTCCAATGTTTTAGTAGTTGAGGGTCTGCGAGTTCATCTTGTTTTGTGTGACCTCTACTTTTGTCTTCAAAAGGCAAAAGATCAACATTGAACACACATATGATACAGTTTGGTCTGTAGATTCCAACGTTCAAATCATCTTCATCCCATGACCTACCACGGTTATATGAGTATGCCATCCAAGAAGGGAAGTGATCCCACAAGTCTTCGCCGTACCTACCCCATTTCCAAGAGTGATAGTTGTCGGTTCCATCGGTGTATGTGAACCAAATTTTTTCTTGATTCTCTAATACATCATTCCAGATACACTCACACTGATCATCTGACCACACTTGACAAGAACCATTCGTATATGCACCGTGGGCCAATTTAAATTGCCGTGTGGTCATCGGTCTTGGGTCTTGCCACCAAGACTTCATCTTAGTGGGTCTTTCCATGTTGTATGTTAGGACAGGTGTAAGATCACCTTGGATAATAACATCAAGATCAAAAAAAACAAAGCGCCCAGTAGGTTTATCGTCAGCAAAATTATGAGTATTGAAAACAAAAGTTTTAGGACGATCCCAGCAACGTGCCATACCATACTTAAAATCTTCAGTCCCAAACCAATACTTAGGATGAATATTAGGAATATCAGGAAATGGTATAACATTGATGTCAGAGTCAAATCCATCTGAATTGTCCGTGTAACAATAAAAATAAAATTCAAATTCTTCTGGCGTGTTTCTTTTCGCCATTTCTTTTAATCTGTTGACGAAGTGCGGGCCATACTTTGTTCCCCACTTGCAACATACATAATTTACTCTCACTTACACCCTCCGCATTTTTTATTACAAATAGTCAGGGGGTTTCTTTTTAAACTCTGACTAACATTTTCAAAGTCGTTACTATAAATTATCTCGCCAACAGTAAAATTCTTTAAACTATTATACTGCGAATTGTATGTGTAGTCAAGTGGATGATAGGGTAATAATCTACTTTCTAATACATCTCTTGCTATATAGGCACACGGATATGCGCCACTGTCAGCACTAACATAAAAATATCCACTCTTTCTTGCATCGCACCAGACTGCCTCGGACTTCTTCGCCTTTGGTTTTGGTCTACGAACCTCGTCCTTTTGTTTGAACATCTTTAACGTTTCCAAGTTTACGGGGATGTCACTGGCGATAGTTTCTTGTACTATGGGAATGTTTTCCGTCTGTTGCGGATGATCGATATATTCTATTTTATCAACCCAAGTTGGTTTGATAAACGTTTGATCATATGTTTGAACCGTAACGGTAATCCCATTGTCTTGGAAGTATTTACAGATTTCCTCAAAGTGTTCTGATTTGGTAGGGTCTGACAATTCACACATAAGCGTAACCCAATTGACTCTATACCTATCGAAAATCTTTCTGATAGATGAGATTGTATGTTCGTTTTCTGTTAAGAATAAATCATTGTACGGGTCATTGGTATCGTTTCTTTTGCTACTTAATTGAACCAAGGCTCCTTCTGGGGCTCCATCTTCATATAGTCCTCGATACATATCAGAGTACTGTTCCCCATGCATTTGGAAATACTTAACTAGAGTATCGTCTGATATGTTATCTTGTTTCAAGATTCCCAAAAGTTCATCCTTTGGCATGATGTTATACAGTCTTTCAAATACTGCTTCATAATCTTGTTTGTAGAACAACTCTTTTAGATTGTCTATGTAGTATCTGCGGTATAAACTCTGGATGTCACCGTCATCTGCATCCCAGAATAATCTTTGCATCCCATACATTCTAACATTTTTCATGAACTCTTTTTTTATTTTTGGCAGTTCATTTTTATGCCACAGTCTACGATACAGTGCAAAACACTGTAGCCAGCTGATGTTCCAGAAGTATCTCACCGGCCCATATTCTTTTGCTTCTTCATAAACAATTTTGTGTTGTCTGGATATATACCTTTCTTTATAGAAGTCATAGATTCCATCAACGTTTTTATTCCAATACAGTGATTGATCTCCGTTCTGCAATATCTTGTCTTCTGGAAAATCAGCCAAAAACTTTTTGTGCATAGAAATCATATCACCAGTTTCATATATCTCTTTAATTATTTTTCTGTGATGAGATTCTATTCTTCTAATAAATGTGAAGTCTGAAATTTCTTTTTCTAACTCTGGGAACTTTTCCTTGATATTTGGAATGGTGTCCTCTTTCAGAGTTTCTAACTCTGGGAAGTACTCTATCATTTGTTTTGATAAAGATGTCAGATCATTCTCATCCAACATATGTCTGAGTCTGCTTACGATCTTTTGATCCATGTAGTTTTTTTCTAGTGTGTCATCCGTCATAGAATCAAACTGAGACCAGTTCTTAATGCTATCAAACTTGTCGTTGTACTTTTCCCAATCCTCTTTTATTTTTGGTAAGTCCTTGTAGAACTTATCAATAAGAACATCAAAGACAACCTTGTGCATCTTGTAAACATATCTTTCCTTATAGAAATCATAGATTCCATTTACATCTTTGTTCCAGTATAAAGATTCATCTCCGTCCAACAAAAATGGATCGGTGGGAAAGTCTGCCAAGAATTTCTTGTGCATTGAAATCAAGTCTCCATCAAGTTCTTTGATGGTTTCTAGGTGTCTGGATTCAATCTGTTTTACAAAAGGATCGTAAGAGTTTGCATCATTTATCAGAGTATCAATTCTTTCTGTGTGTTTATTTTTAGTAAAGAAATTTTCTGGAAACTTTGGCATCCAAAGTTTTTCAAACTCAGTTTTCCCATGCCAGTGTATAAGAATGTTATAGTCTTTGACTTCATGTGGTTTTATGAATTGACCTTTGCTTGGTACAACTGGGTTATCAAATATACAAAACTTTGCCGTTTCTCTATACAGATGTTCTGTCACATTATCTGGATATTGTTGTCCTCTATTGTAAGAGTATACCCAATCAGACGGAAGGAAAGACCAATAATTATCACCAACCACATCGTGTTCACGATATGGATAATAGTTATCGGTTCCCTTCCAAAAGGTTTTAAATACGGTGTTCTTGTGTTTTAGAACATCATTGTAAATTTTTTCTCCCTCATCATTGCACCACAACATCACGCTAGAATTGTACAGACTACCTCTAATGTCAGTGAAACGTCTGTCTTTTAGTACTCTGGGGTCTTCCCAGTGAGAATACAACATGTGAGGAGTAGATGAAAGATCAAAGATTTCATCGATGTTGTTTTGAATTACAACATCCAAATCTAAATAACAAAAAGGCCCCTTGGTTTTTAACCATCGGTGAGAGTTTAATACTAAGAATTTCGACCTATCCCAACACCAGTTCTCTTTGCCAAACCAATAGTCTGGATGAAGTGGGTCAACTCTGGGAATTGATCTAATGGTTATATTTTTGTCTATTCCATCTGGGTCATCGGTATAACAAATAAACTTGTGGCGTTTCGTATAGTTCTGTTGAACCATCTTGCGTAAATTGTTTACATATTCTGCCGAGTATTTGTTACCCCATTTCATGCAGAGAAAGTGCATCATAATATTTTTTTCTCAATTCTTCTTTTGGTTCGTTACCGTTTAACAAAACTATTGGATAGTCTGGTTTTATTTGATACCCTCTTGGAGATACGTCCGTGTCTAAATCTACGCCTCCCGTCAACGAATAGATTAATCCTTTTGGAAATACATTGTCAAACATATTTTCATGATATAAAAATCTATCATCACCACAATATTTAGTCATGAAATATTCATCATTTTTTTCAAAATGATCGTAAATGTATCTTGCATCATTCCCATTCCAAACCATTACGCTGGAATTATAAAGACCTTTCCATTTTTGCATCCACGGATCAGTTGATAGTCCATTTCCAAGGTATGGCATCTCTCGTTGGTATCTTCTATTCTTGGTTTCATGAGTATCTTTATTTTTCCAATAGCAATAACATATTGTCGGTGTTGAACAGTGATTAAACAACCTATCTAAACTACCCTGTATTATAACATCTAAGTCTAGATAGAGGCAATCCCCAACCCAATCATTCTTGAAAATTTTTATTTTTTCCCAACATCCATCGGTATCAGAATCTATTGGTATAATTTCTATGTTGGGATTTAATCCTGCTGGATCGTCTGTGATACAGACATGTCTGTAAATATTTGAATTATCATAAATACAATTGACATCGTTGGAGTTATATTTGTCTCCAAACTTCAATGTTATCACGGATTTCATAAGTTTCTTTTTCTTATAAATAACTTGTAAAAGATGGAATCATAAATGGCTACTGTACAAAATTTGGTAATTGATCAGGGAACAACTTTTGCCTTGTCGATTGACCTAACTAATGATGATGGGAGTCCAAAAGACTTGTCTTTATATACTCCTAGAGCTCAACTTAGAAAGAGTTATTATACTAATACTTATACAGCTTTTACAACGAGCAAAGTTGATTTGACTGGAGAAGTTACAATGAGTTTAACTTCAGCACAAACAAGTGCTTTGAAAGCTGGTAGATATGTTTATGATTTAGAAATTGAAGACCCCTCGGAAACACTGAGGATATTAGAAGGCATTATTACAGTAACCCCAGAGGTAACTAGGTAATGGTAGTCAGAGTAAGGGTTAATACGCCCACATCTACAAAAAGAGTTACTACTACTACTAACTCTAAAACTCAGACTTCTACTAGAATAGAAGGTCTTGCTGGTGTTGATGTTACTGACGCACAGGATGGAGAGACTCTTGTTTATAATGCCGCTTCAGGAAATTGGGAAGCTGCTCCACTGACTTCGGCAGATGTCCAAGTAAACAGTATTGATGGTGGAACTTTTTAAATTTTAGATAACAAAAAACAAACCTTAATTGGGAGAAACTAAATGGCAACAACAATTCAAATCAAAAGATCGAGTGGAAGCGCTGCTCCAGGCACCAGTGATTTGGTGCAGGGAGAACTTGCTTATGCAGAAGATCAGTCTGGAGATGGTGCGGGCGCCAAACTGTACATTGAGTCTCTTGATTCTGGTTCACAACAGGTTATTCATGCAATCGGTGGTAAGTACTATACCGATGCAGTAGATGGTGCTACTGATGCAAATACTGCAAGTAAGATTGTCAAGAGAGATGGTTCTGGTAACTTCTCTGCTGGTACTATTACTGCTGACCTAAATGGTACTGCTTCAGATGCAACAGTTTTGGAAACTGCTCGTAACATCGCTGGTCAGTCTTTCGATGGTTCTGCTGATATCACCATTGCAATTGACAACCTTAGTGACGTTTCAACATCTGGTGCGACTTCTGGTCAAGTACTGAAGTACAATGGTACAAGTTGGGCTCCTGCTGCTGATGCTGACGATTTTTCTGACAACGATACCGATGACCTAGCAGAAGGTTCTACTAACCTCTACTACACAGACGCAAGAGCACAGGCTGCAATTAGTGTTGACTCCACTCTTTCTAAGTCTGGCGGTCAAATCAGTATGCCTGCTTCTGGTGTTACTGCCACATCTTACGGTTCTACAACTGCTATTCCTGTAATCACGGTTGATGCACAGGGTCGTATCACTGCTGCAACTACCGCTGCGATTGCAACGTCTTTTGATGTCGCTGCTGACAGTGGTACAACTGATACGGTAAACGGTGGTGAGACTCTTACCTTTGCTGGTACTGCGAACGAAGTAACAACTGCGGTTTCTAACAACCAAGTCACGGTTGGTCTTGCAACTAACCCGACTGTTGGTGGTAACTTGACGGTTTCTGGTAACCTTACTGTAAACGGTACAACTACCACAGTAAACACCACAAACTTGGACGTTACTGACCCGCTGTTCAAGTTGGCTTCTGGCAACAATTCATCCGACTCAGTGGACGTTGGTTTCTACGGTCTGTATGACACATCTGGTTCACAAGACCTGTACGCTGGTCTGTTCCGTGATGCGTCTGACAGTGGTAAGTGGAAACTGTTTAAGGACTCTCAGTCTGCTCCTACTACTACAGTAGACACTGGTTCAACTGGTTATGCAGTTGCAACATTGGTTGCTAACATCGAAGGCAACTTGACCAGTGGTACTGTTTCTGGTCTGTCTGCCGCAATCGCAGTTGCCGATGGTGGTACTGGTGCTACTACACTGACCAGCAACGGTATTCTTTTTGGTAACGGTACTGGTGCAATTCAGGCTACTGCTGCTGGAGCTGATGGTTACTACCTACGTTCTAACAATGGGACACCAGAGTGGGTAGAACTTGCTATTGATGGCGGTTCTTACTAATTAAATTGACGGGGGGAGTTTATCCCCCCATTAATATTATGGAGACATATAATGGATGAAGAATTTTTACAAACTTATGTGAACAAATTGGCTACTAAAGTAAATGAGTTACAACAAGAAAACATTTTGTTGAAATCTCAATTAGAGTTTGCAAATTTAAAACTAACTAGATTGGAGACGGTTGAAAATAAAGAGACAGAGGAAAAGGTTTTAGTACAACCAAAAAAGGTTGAAGAAAAAACACCGAAAGTTTCTCCTCCAAGTCAATTTAAAAAACAACCTGCTAATTTTTCTGCTGGAGAGATAAGTGGCAACGATTAAATTAAAAAGAAGCGAAACTGCATCTTCTTTACCAACTACCAGTGATTTGGTGGTGGGTGAGGTTGCAGTAAATACCGCTGATAAAAAGATTTTTGTTCGTGACTCTGCTGATAATATTGTTACTATTGCAAATTTTTCCATAAGTGATCCAAATTTAGTCTTTCCAACTGGTGACTATGGTGGTTTGACCAACCCAGATTCAGATGCTTTTGGAGTAATTATTGAAAATAGTTTTGATTGCAAAACGACACCTACTGGTACTTTAGCAACCGAAGATTTGGGCGCATTATCATAAGGGTAAAGAGAGATGGCTGGCACGCAAGTTCAGTTTAAAAGAGGTACTACGACCCAACACGCCAGTTTTACTGGTGCAGAGGGCGAGATAACTATCAACACAACCAAAAAGGCTCTGGTAGTACACGATGGTACTACTCAGGGAGGAATAGAACATCTCAGAGCGGATTTAAATAATCTTAATTCTAGTGCCACTATACCTGGCGCTCAGGTAGATTCGCTAGATGGTGGAACATTTTAGATTATAAGATTATAGGAAGAAACTACTATGCCAACACAGGTACAATTTAGACGGGGAACAGCAACGCAGAACGGTAGCTTCACTGGAGCAGAAGGTGAGATTTCCTATGATACTACCAATAATACGTTGCGTGTTCATGACGGTTCAACAGCAGGCGGATTTAGACTCGCTCTTTACTCGGAACTTGCTGGAATTACAGATACAGACGATATCACTGAAGGTTCTACAAATCTTTGGTACACGGATGCTAGAGTTGGAACATTTCTCTCATCGGTAAATCAGGACATCGTTCCTGATGCAGACAACACAAGAAGTCTCGGTTCATCATCAAAACAGTGGGCAGATGTCTATGTTGGGCCGGGGTCTCTGTATGTAAACGGACAACAGGTGGTATCAGATAACTCTGGTACAATTACAATTTCTGCTGACTCCAATCAGAATGTTAGTGTACAAACATCTGGTACGGGTGATATTGAATTTGATCCCACTGGTACGGGTGTTATTCAAGTTAAGGGTACGTTACAGATTACGGACGGTGAGAATATCACCAACTCTGCTGGTAACGATATTACCTTTGCAAACAATATCAAAGTAAATCAGATCACAACTTATAGTAGCGATACTAATTTGGTATTGAGTGGTAACGGAACTGGTAATGTCACGGTTAATGATGACATGACTGTTACTGGTAGTTTAACTGTTTCTGGAACAACAACTACTGTAAACTCTGAAACTGTAAACATTGCCGACAACACTCTGGTTCTTAACAGTAACTTCACCTCTGGAAGTCCAACGGAAGATGCTGGACTCAGTATTTCTCGTGGTGGGTCTACTTCTGTCACATTACTTTGGGACGAAACTAATGATAAGTGGACAATTGGTTCTGAGACATTTGTAGCAGGAACAGTTGAAGCAAACTTAACGGGTAACGTAACTGGTGACTTGACTGGTACAGCATCAAATGCGACCACTGCTGTAACACTTACAGGTTTGACTTCAACTGTAACAGAACTCAACTATGTTGATGGTGTAACAAGCAATATTCAGACACAATTGGATGATAAGGCTGCACTGGCTTCACCTGCACTGACAGGTACTCCAACCGCTCCTACTGCTACAACAGGCACTGACACTACACAGATTGCAACGACTGCATTCGTTCAAGCAGCTATTGCAGAACTTGAAGCGAGACTATACGCTGCTGATGCTTCCTGATAGGAGAGTTGAATGGCTTTATCAAGTCGCCAGGAGCTCATTGATTACTGTCTGAGAAGACTTGGTTTTCCCGTCATTGAAATAAATGTCGATGAAGATCAAATCTCAGACAGAATTGATGACGCATTACAATTTTGGCAAGAATATCATTTTGATGGTACGGAAAGAACTTACGTCAAACATAAACTGACGGGTTCTACTGTAAACCTACAGGCTTCTTTGGCTAGCAACTTTCATGTTGGTGAACTAATCACGGGGAATACTTCTGGGGCCACTGCGAATATAGTATCCTTGGACGGAAACGACATCTCCGTAGAAGAAAGTAAGGGAACTTGGTCTGCCAGTGAAACTATCACTGGTAATACTTCTGGTTATACTGCTACTCTTTCTTCGACCCCATATACTAAGGGGGACATTGAGAATGGATATGTCCCTATCAGCAATAACATCCTAAATATTGTAAGATTGTTTAAGTTTGGTTCCTTGGTGGGAGGAAAGTCAGACGGACTGTTTGATGTTGACTACCAGTTTGCACTGAATGATCTATACAACTTGTTGTCTGCTGATGTCACATACTACGCAATGACAAAGAGTCACATGACAACTCTTGAACAACTGTTCCGAAACGAAAGACAGATTAGGTGGAACAGAAAAACAAACAAGCTGCATATTGATGCAGACTTGTCAGAGACATATGACATTGGAGACTATATTGTAGCTGAAGCTTATGCAATATTAGACCCCAGTGAATACACCGAGGTTTACGATGACATGTTTCTAAAGAGATATGCAACCGCATTAATCAAGAAACAGTGGGGTGAAAATATGAAAAAATTCCAAGGCATCCAAATGCCGGGCGGAGTTACTCTTAATGGTGAAACCATCTATCAAGAGGCAGTACAAGAGATATCTCAGATAGAAGAAGAAATGCAATTAAAGTACGAGTTGCCTCCTTCCTTCATGGTGGGGTAAATCGTGGCTACTAACTTCTATTTCCAATCTGGAAACACATCTGGTACAACAAACGAACAACGTTTGGTTGAAGACTTAGTTATTGAAAGTCTCAAAATTTACGGCCACGATGTTTACTATCTTCCCAGAACAATTGTAAACAGAGACCTGATTCTTGATGAGGATGCATTGTCTAAGTTTACACAAGCCTATCCTCTAGAAATGTATTTAGAAAACGTAGATGGGTTTGAAGGTGAGGGAGATTTATTTACAAAATTTGGTATAGAAATTAGAGATTCTGCAACATTTGTTCTGTCAAAGAGAAGATGGGAAGAAATGGTTGTCACTACTGGTGGAGACTTTCAGTTGGACGCAAGACCAGCAGAAGGTGACTTGTTATATTTTGAAAAGACTGGTTCTATCTTTGAGATTAAATATGTAGAATTTCAAAATCCTTTCTATCAATTAGGAAAGATTTATGTGTTCAAATTGCAATGCGAATTGTTCGAGTACTCTTCTGAAATCATCGACACTGGTATTGGCGATCTTGATGTTGTTGCAGATGAACAGTCAATCGATATGTTGGCATTTCAGTTTCTACTTGAAGATGGTAATGCATTGGTACTTGAAGATAATGGGACTCTTATATTGGAAGAATTTGCTGCACAAAAAGCATTGGCCAATACCGACAACACAGATTTTGATACACTGCAAGACTTAGAAGATATTCTTGATTTCAGTGAAGTCAACCCATTTGGTGAGTTAAGATAATGTTTCAGAATAGACAATTTTATCACAAACATACAAAGAAAGCAATCATAGCTTTCGGCACTATCTTTAATAATATTCAGATAGAAAGAAGAAATGCCGATGGTGATGTTGCTCAGAATCTTCGTGTGCCTCTTGCTTACTCACCAAAACAAAAATTTCTGTCTCGTATTGCACAGGTTCCTGATGCAGAATCCAGAGGTGAGGTAGCAATATCTCTCCCCAGAATGGGGTTTGAGATTCTTGGATTTAATTTTGATCCCAGTAGAAAAATATCACAGGTACAAAAAACCATTGCTGTTGGTGATGGAGATGATTCTAACACATATAGAAAGTCTTTCGTATCTACTCCATATGATATGCAAATGGGATTATATATTTTTTCTAAAAACCAAGAAGATGCACTACAGATTGTAGAACAGATTCTACCATACTTCAATCCAGATTTTAGTGTGACGGTTAATGATCTACCAGAAATGGGAATCAAAAGAGACATAAAAATTGTACTGGACAGCGTAACTTTTGAAGATCAGTATGAAGGAGATTTTGCGGCAAGACAAAGTATTGTGTGGTCTTTGACTTTTACGATGAAACTTAATTACTATGGGTTTATACAGAACCAAGGTTTCATCAAAAAGTCTATTGCAAGAACATACGAAAATCCAGATATGCAAGGCCCACATATCAAGTTTGGGTTTGAGGTCACTGGTACTTTGCCAGTAGCAACTGCATCTATAGAAAACGGTTCTGTTAGTCAAATTGAAATAGAATATGGTGGAGAAGGATATACAGAAAGCGCACCTAATATAACTATAGATGGTAACGCTAGAGCACACGCAGAAATTACAAATGGAGTTGTGACAAAAATTGTCATTGACGATGCTGGTTCTGGATACATAACACCACCTGCCGTTGCCTTTGAGGAACCACCGAACTACAATCCAAACCCATACAAGGATGAACCATATAGGTTCATTGAAGAATTTGAACAAGTATATGAATAGGTGATGTGATGAGCAGAAATAAAGTTTTTGACGCTCTAGATAAAACATTTCAAACGGTTTCTACGGAAACCAATCAAGTGAAACCTCCGGCCGAAACTGGTAACAACGATGTTGATACCGACTTCCAAAAGGCTAGACAAACTCTTGAGAAAGCAATGGCCTATAGCGAACAGGCTGCTGAAGGCATTTTGAATGTTGCAATGAACAGCGATAACCCTAGAGCATACGAGGTTGCTGGTCAGATTATCAAGACAATGGGTGAACAGGCAAAAGATGTCATGGAGATTCAAGAGAAAAAGAATCGCATAGATGTCAAGTCTGGTGTTGAGAAACCCCTCATAAAAACACAAAATAATATAGTTTTTGCTGGTACTACCAGCGATATTCTTAAAGCAATTCGTGATGAAAAAAATGAGAATGTTATAGACCATGAGCCAGATTGATACCTCCTATCACGGAAACCCAAATCTCAAACCAGTTGGATATCAACACGATTTCACAAAAGAACAACTGACAGAGTTTGTTAAGTGTTCCGAAGACCCCATCTATTTCATAGAAAACTATTGCAAGATTGTAACTCTTGATAGAGGTTTGCAACCTTTTAAACTATACGATTGTCAGAAAAATAAAGTTGATTTTATTATGAATAATCGTAAGACTATCTTGATGGAAGGTCGTCAGCAAGGCAAAACGATCACCGCAGCTGCTTGTATTTTGCATTACACTATCTTTCAAGACAACAAGATGGTGGCAATCATGGCAAACAAGACCGCTGCTGCGAGAGAGGTTCTGTCTCGATATCAAATCATGTATGAAAATTTGCCTATATGGATGCAACAAGGCGTAAAGACTTGGAACAAGGGTGACGTTGATCTTGAGAATGGTTCTCGGGTATTCACCTCTGCTACAACGACATCTGGTATTCGTGGTAAGTCTGTAAACTGGTTGTACATTGATGAGGCGGCGATCATTCCAAACAACATTGCGGATGAGTTTTTTGCTTCCGTATATCCTACTATTTCTGCTGGTGAAACTACAAAGATTCTTTTGACATCTACCCCGTTGGGTTACAATCACTTCTGGAAATTCTGGAACGAATCGGAGAAGGGAACCAATGGTTTTAAAAATATGTTCATCCACTACACCGAAATCCCAGGCAGAGATGAGAAGTGGGCAGAAGAACAGTTTAAACTTCTCGGTGAAGTAAAGTACAATCAGGAAGTTTTATGTGAGTTCTTGGGGTCAACCAACACTCTGATTAGTGGTAAAGCACTGTCTATGATGTCTTCCAAAGAGGTCATATATAAGAAAGATGGACTAGACATTTATGAAGAACCGAAAGAAAATAAATATTATGTAATCACAACCGACACATCAAGGGGAATAGGTGGAGATTTTTCTGCTTTTGTTGTTGTTGATATTACAGAAATGCCTTTCCGTGTTGTTGGAAAGTTTAGAGACAACAAGGTGGCGCCGCTCCTGTATCCAGACTTTATTGCAAGAGTGGCAAAAGACTATAATAATGCGTATGTATTGATTGAGAATAACGATATCGGTCAACAAGTAGTTGACATATTGCACCAAGAACTAGAATACGAAAATATTTTTAGTACGGTACAAGAAAAAAATAAACAGTATGTATCGCCTGGATTTGGAAAACAGACAACTCTCGGTGTCAGAACATCGAAGGCTGTAAAAAGGCAGGGTTGTCTTGCTTTAAAAAGTTTAATAGAAGAAAGTAAGTTTTTAGTTTGGGATGCTGATTGCATTAATGAACTATCAACATTCGTAGAGAAGGCTGGTTCCTTTTCTGCTGATGAAGGTTATCACGATGACTTGGCCATGTGTATGGTTTTGTTTGCGTGGCTATCAACTCAACAGTTCTTCAAAGACTTAACAGATGTAGATATACGAGAAGGATTGTATAACGCTCAAATGAGATCAATACAAACCGATCTGACTCCATTCGGGTTCATAGAAAATGGACTTGAAGTAGAGGCAGAGGTCATTGATGGTGACTACTGGATGTGGGCAGATGAGAGAAAAGATTTTTTATAAATAATTCTCAGGAACACTATTTATTAGTATTTAAACCAAAATACGAAGGAGAACAACATGGCTTTCCAGATTTCACCTGGCGTCTTAGTCCAAGAAAGAGACCTTACCAACGTTGTTCCAGCAGTCGCAACTACGATTGGTGGAATTGTTGGTAACTTTCAGTGGGGCCCCGTACACGAAATTGTACAAATTGATTCAGAAAATAATTTGGTAGAAAGATTTGGTAGGCCTACTACCGAAGTCTACTATGACTTTATGACCGCTGCTAGTTTCTTGGCTTACGGATCAAATCTTTTAACTGTAAGAGAAGTTGGGACTGCTGCTAGAAATGCTACTGCTGACGCATCAGGCCTTTTGATCACCAACGAAGATAATTATCAAGAACAGTTTGCAAATGGTGCTGCCTCTGTCGGTGTTTGGGCTGCAAAATATGCTGGTTCACTTGGCAATAACATTAAAGTGGAGATGGCTGACATTTCCTCAATCACTACTACAAGTATTAAAAGTATTGCAGTAGATAGCAGTCAGGCCAACAACGTTGATATCCTCAGCGTAGAATCAGTAAATATTGCTGATGCTCCTGCTGGTGGAATCAATGCCGCTGCAACAGCAACTATCACTGCCGGTGTAGTGAATGCCATCACTGTTACCAATTCTGGTTTCGGTTACATTACTGCTCCAACCGTAACTCTTAATTGTAAACAAGACGATGGTCAGGGTGGAGAAACCGATGTAGTTTTGACTGCTACCGCTTCTCTTCCTACATCGGAGTGGGTATACAGAGACGAGTTTGATTCAATCCCCACATCTACAACTTGGGCTGAGAAAAACGGTTCTTCATACGATGAAATGCACATAATTGTCATCGATGAAGATGGTGGCATCAGTGGTAGTGCTGGTACTATCCTTGAGAAGTTTGCAGGCGTTTCTAAAGCAAGAGATGCTAAAGACGATCTCAACCAGACCAATTACTACAAGAACGTAATCAATGATCGTTCTAAGTATATTTGGTGGATGGATCATCCTACTGTTGGTTCAAACTGGGGCGAAAGTACTGCTGGTGCTTCTGGCGGAATCGTCTTTGACACTTTGGTGATAGGTGACACAGACCAGTCTCTTTCTTTGAGTGGTGGTGTTGATGACGATCCGGCAACTGGAGATATTCAAGATGGATACCTCCTGTTCGCCAATGATGAATTGGTTGATGTTGCTCTTGTCTTGACTTCAGCACATCCAACAACTGTTGGTGATTTTGTTCTTGATAATATCGCTGAAGTTCGTAAAGACTGTCTTGCATTTATCTCGCCGCAGAGATCAAGTGTTGTTAATAACGAGGGTGACGAACTTACAGACATTACTGGTCAGGCCGACTTTGGTGCTTATACTAGATCATCTTATGGTGTTTTCGATAGTGGTTGGAAATATCAGTATGACAAGTACAATGACCGATATGTATATGTTCCCCTTAATGGTGACGTTGCTGGTTGTTGTGTTGTTACTGATCAGGGGAATGATCCTTGGTTCTCTCCTGCTGGTTTGAATCGTGGCATCATTAAAAATGCAATTAAACTTGCATGGTCTCCGAGAAAAGCTGCTAGAGACACACTGTACTCTAGAGGAATTAACCCCGTAATGAACACACCAGAAGCTGGTATCGTTCTTTTCGGTGACAAGACTATGTTGGGTAAACCTTCTGCCTTCAATAGAATCAACGTTCGCAGATTGTTTATTGTTCTTGAGAAAGCAATTGCAACTGCTGCTAAATTCCAGTTGTTTGAATTCAACGATGCATTCACAAGAGCGCAGTTTGTTGCACTGGTAGAACCGTTCTTGAGAGACGTACAGGGTCGCAGAGGTATCTACGACTTCCGTGTAGTTTGTGACGAGACAAATAACACTCCACAGGTTGTTGACTCTAATGAATTTAGAGCTGACATTTACGTTAAACCTGCTAAGTCTATTAACTTCATCACGCTGACGTTTATTGCTACTAGAACTGGCATCTCGTTTGAAGAACTTGGCGCTTAATAGTAAGAATAAATAACAGAAAGTTAGGAGAAAAGTTAGATGAATATTGAAGAGTTTAAGTCAAGACTTGGCGCCGGAGGTGCAAGACCTAACCAGTTTAGAGTGAAACTTGGTTTTCCCTCTTATGTGGCTGGTGTTGATCCCTCTTATAGTCTGCTTGTAACGGGCGCTGCGTTACCAGCATCCAACGTAAACCCCGCTATCATTCAGTATAGGGGTCGTGAGGTTAAGTTGGCTGGTGAACGTATCTTTGATCCGTGGACAATTACGGTTGTAAACGATTCTGAGTTCAGTCTTAGAACACCATTTGAACAATGGATGGACGGAATGAATAATCGTGAAGACAACACTGGTGTTCTTACACCTCGTGATTACCAAACGGATGTTATTGTTGAACATCTAGATCGAAATGACGCTGTATTGCCTGGTGGTGTTTACACCCTTCGCAATGCGTTTCCGATTCAGATGTCAGAAATCGCATTGAACTATGCACAAAATGATATTTTTGAAGAGTTTACGGTGACTTTCCAGTATACATCCTACGATGTAGCTTAATATAGTCTCAGTAACTAGGGTAAATTATGGAATTGTTTGGATACACAATCGAGCGATCCAAACCATCTAAGGGAGAGAAGTCTTTCGTAGCTCCCCATGATGACGGATCGCTTGAGGCTATTAAGGCTGGTGGATATTACGGCACATACTTTGATATTGAAGGTACTGCCAATAATGAAAGTCAGCTAATTAAAAGATATAGAGATATCTCCATGATGGGAGATGTTGACGCAGCTATTGAAGATGTGGTCAACGATGCTATATCAAACTTTGATGATGAAAAACCAGTACAGATCGATCTGGATAATGTTTCTCAACCGTCCA